CGGCCGCGTCCACCGGGACGGGCACGATCGAGATCTCGTAGGGCTCCCAATCCACCGCGCGGTGGATGGTCTGGCCGGTGGCGGCGTCGGGCCGCGGCTCGTAGCGATGGACGCGATAGCCGACGCTCACAGACTGCAGCGTGCCGTCCGCGACCCGCTGCCAGATCGGCTCCACGTCATCGGCGCCGCTGAACTGGAGCGTGGCGTAGCCGCGGCCGGCCTCGAGGCGGGCGGTGGTGACACGGCCGAGCACATCCCGCGTGCCGGCGCGGCGGTGCGTGTCCAGCACGGGCGCACGCCCGGAGCGCAGCGCATCCATGCGCACTGCCTCGGGGCGCATGTCGAGTTCTTCGAGGATCGGCCCATAGGGCGGCACGAAGTTGCGGGCCCGGGCGCCGGTGGACCACACCACCTCGACGGTGCGGGCCGCCCGATTGACGGTGACGGGCGCGGCGAGCGCGCGGCAGGCGGTGATCGATTGCCCAGCGTCGGGCATTCGATCCGGCGCGGGGCTGGGCCCCTCCGGTTCGATCGGCTCGGTCATGAGGCGTTCTCCTGGGCAGCGCCGCTACGGCGCGGCGAAACCCTGCGCGTTGACGTAGACCTGCGCGCCGGTGGTGATGCAGGCGACGTTTATCGCCGTGGCGGCGGTGCCGCGCAGCGGGGTGGGAAAGGTGATCTCCACTGGGGCCGCCATCGCGGCCGGCAGCAGCTGGCGCCAGATCACCGTGGCACCGTCCTTGATCACCACCTCGGTGGCGACCGTCGCGTGCGCGTTGCGGACGTCGATCGAGGTCACGTAGTTCCGGATGCCGGCCGCCGCCGCGGCACGGAGCACCACGTCGGCGGTAGTGATGATCCCACCCGCGGCGGCGGCGTACTGCCAGTCCGCCTCCGGGATGGCATAGGGCTTGGTCACCAGCGCGCCGATCAGCGTCGCCAGCAGATCGACACCGCGCGCCGTGGTCACCGCGACCGGGTTGGCCGAATAGCCGGTGGCGGCCAGCACAGGCACGGCGCCGCTGGTGTTGCGCGCTTGGCCGCCCACCGGGGTGACGCTCGGCGGGATGGTGCTGAGCACGTTCACACCCAGTCCCTGGCCCGCGACCGACTGGCCGCGGCCGGCCGTGATCTCGGTGGTGAGCTCGGCGTAGTCCGCGATCGTGACGAACTGGACCTTGATGTCCGTGTTCGAGACTGGCGCCAGGTTGCGACTGACCGACGCCCAGCCGGTGTTGAGATAGGCGCCGGTGAAGGTCGAGCCGACTAAATCAAAGCTGTTCGCGTCGATCACGGTGATCGTGAAGCTGCCGTTGGCGCCCGGTACGCCCGAGACATCGGCGACCGTCACCACATCATTGGTGGCAAAGCCATGCGCCGCGCGCGTGATGCGCACCGCGCCGGAGCCGTTGTTGGCCACTGCTGAGATGCCGTTGATGGCCTGCCGGTTCCGCACCCGGATCCGGAAACGATAGAGCGCATTGGGCTCCGGGATCTGCTGGTGGCGGACATAAGAGTTCGACCGCGCCGCCGTGGTGTCGAGCAGCCGGCCGTGGAAGTAGCATTCGTCGTTGGTCGGCTCGAGTTCCAGCACGGACCACCCGGCCGGGGCCGTGGTCGGAATCGTGCTGCCGGAGGTGCTGCCGAGGCGTGAGGCGCCCTCGCTCTGCACCTCGTAGTTCGCGAGCGTGGCGCTGGCTCCGTCCAGCCGCCAGGCCGCCGCACTGCGCCCGTCCGGCTGCGCCGTGGTGGGGTCGATGCTGACCAGCTCGAGCCAGACGGATTGGCCGACGATGCGCTGGCTCATGTTCACGGCCACCATGACCCGCAGCGGAATGGTGAAGGTGGTGCGGCTGATGAGCGTCAGCTCATCGTCGAGGGTCGTGCCGGTGGAGATGGTGAGTGCGCCATCCGCCACGGTGTGGGTGATGCCGCCGCCGCTGGCCGCGAGCTCCCAGCGTGCCGGGTTGATCTCGGTCCCGTTGAAGCTGTCGCGGAACTTCTTCTGCATGCTCTTGATCTTGAGCATGTCATCGGTCCAGTCGTAGGCGCCTGCGGTCATGGCTGTGCTCCTGGGGCAGGCTCGGCGCGCGGCGAGGCGGCGCCAGTGGCGGCGATTTCGATGGCGGCGAGCTGGGCAGCGTCCTGCGCGGCACCGGATTTCGCGACGCGGCGCGGATCGCTGTCGAGAGAGAGGCCCGCCTCGTCGAGCAACGCATTGGCCTCGCGGATCATCTCGACCACCTGGCGGAAGTCATAGCCGAAGGCGCCCACCGCCTCGGGCTGCGGGACGAAGCCGGCGCGCACCTGGGCGATCAGCGCGGTGGTGTCCTTGAGCGGGTCGATCATCTCGTGCGCGGGCGGGACGTGCGACAGGCCCTCCGGCACCTCGGCGCCCCACAGGCCGAGCAAAGCGCCCTGCGCGTGGAAGCGATCCGCGATCGGCCGCACCAGCATCGGGATGACCATCCCGTACTGCACCTGCTCGCAGAGCCGGCGGAACTCGATCTTGCCGGCGCGGAGGCTGGAGTAGTTCGCTTGGCTCAGGTCGCCGGCGACCTGATCATAGGTCAGGCCGGCGCCGACCGCGGAGGCTTCCAGGGCGCGACGCGCGAAGGCCGCGTGTGAGCCGCCGCCGCTCGGGTTCACCACCTCCACGGATCCCATCCCGCGGCGATAGAGGATCATCCCCGGCTCGAAGCTCTCCACCGTCCGGCCCTGGGCGTCGCGCAGCAGGCCCGAGGCCGGACCCGTCATGGCGTCGTCGCCATCCTCGGACACCACCGCGGCGAGGCACGCCTCGATCTTGGCCTTCATCAGCAGCGCGGCCTCATAATCGCCGAGATCCCGCAGCCGGGTCAGCACCGGGGCCAGCCAGGAGACGTCGCGCAGCTGGCCGGGGCGGCGCTTGCGATAGATGTGCAGCACGTCGTGGGCGGGAACGCGCTGGCTGCTCAACCAGGTGGCGCCGCCCGGCAGAACCCAGGACGCGCCAGGATGCACGCGGTGCAACCAGTAGCCGACTGGCTCGCCGGCCTCGCCCAGCCCGATGCCCTGCAGGGTGGGGACGCCCTCGATGACGCCCTGGCGCGCGGTGTCGAGGTGGTCGCTCTCCAGCACCTGGAGCCGCAGTCCGATCGGATTAGAGAGCGTGATGTCGGCCGGTAGCAGGCGGACGAAGCATTCCCCGCTCTCCACCACGGCCCGCATGACCAGCGCCTGCAGGCCATAGAGATCGAGCCGGCCCTCGGCGTCGCAGGCGGTGCTATCGGACCAGCGGCGCCAGGCCTCGGCATGGGGCTTGTCCGGCCAGCGCGTGGTGATCCCGGCGCCCACCGCGTTGCCTGTCCAGAGATCGACGATGCGGGCGGCGTAGGGGTCGTTGCGCACGGCGTCGCGGGCGCGGCGCGCCACGGTGGGTGCGGCGGCGCCGACCTCGGCCGTGGCGCTGCCGCCGGAGGCCGCCCAGCTCGAGGCGCGGCTGTCCTGCGCGGCGGCATAGCCACGCAGCGCGTGCCAGGCATCGCGGAGACGCCCCATCACTTGGTTCCCTCGCGAGAGAAGCTGGCGAAGGTGACATTGGGGCGGCGCGCGGCGGCGTTCTCCGCGGCGTGCAGGACCGACAGCGCGCGGCCGAGCTCGTCCAGGGAGCGGTATTCCACGGTGCGGCCGTCGAAGGTCACGCGCGTGGTGCCGCCGGTGAAGGCAGCCGCGAGGACGGCGGCGCGGGTGCCAGCGGGCTGCGCCAGCGCCCAGGCGAGGACGGTCGGATCCATGCGCGTCCTCCTTTCAGCGAAGCCAGCCGTTGCGGGGCGCGAGCCAGCCGCGTGGGCGTTGGGTGTCAGTCGCG